CGGTTCCCCGCGTGCGCACAGAATCGAACTTTCCGGCGCGTCACACTGTGTAATCGGGAGGGTCGATGCCCGCTGGACGCCCGCCGAAGCCTGCCGTGCTCAAGCTGATCGAGGGCCGCGGCAACGGCAAGGACACGGCCGGTCGGCCGGTCAAGCAGACGCCCGGCTTCGTGCGCCTGCCGCCGACTCCGCCGACGTGGCTGCCGACCGAGGCACGTGACGAGTGGGAGCGGGTCGTCCCGGAGCTTCAGCGCGTCGAGCTGCTCAAGCCGATCGACGGCGCGGCGCTGACGTCGTACTGCCTGGCCTGGGCCCGGCTGCGGGAGGCGACCGAGATCGTGGCCGTCGAGGGCATGGTCATCAAGGCCGACCATCAGGGTCGGGCGCAGCGGCACCCCGCGCTGCTGACGGCGGAGGCCGCGTCGAAGGAGCTGCGCGCCTGGTGCAGCGAGTTCGGGCTGACGCCGAGCGCCGAGCAGCGAGTTGGCGCCAAGAGGCCAGACGATGGCGACCAGAGCAACCCGTTCGCCGGGCCCGCCGCCGCCACCGGCTGACCCGGAGCTGCCGGAGCAGTCCAGCCTCGACGCGCTGAAGCTGTCCCCCGAGGTCTGGTGGTACCTGGTCTCGCGCGGGATTCCGCTGCCGGAGCCGTGGCAGTCGCCGCGGTGGAAGACGCCGGAGCCGCGGGACCTGCCCGGCGCGGCGTTCGATCCGGACCGCGTCGACCGGGTGCTGCGAGCCTTCGCGCTGCTGGTGCACACCCAGGGCCAGTGGGCGGGCCGCCCGCTGCGCCCGGACCCGTGGCAGGTGGCGTATTTCCTGGCCCCGGTGTTCGGCTGGGTCCGCTTCGACGAGGACTCCGACAGCTGGGTCCGGATCGTGCGCACCGCCGAGCTGGACGTCAGCCGCAAGAACGGCAAGACGACGATCGCCGGCGGGACCGCGATCTACCTGACGTGCGCCGACGACGAGCCCGGCGCCCAGGTCCTCGCGGTCGCCGCGAGCAAAGACCAGGCCGGGTATTGCTTCAACCCGGTCAAGGCGCTGGCGGAGAAGTCGCCGGCGCTCTCGCCGTACGTGCGACCGCTGGCCACGAAGATCATTCACAAGGCGAGCTCGTCGTACTTCCAGGTCGTCGCCTCGGTCGGGGATCTGCTGCACGGCGCGAACGTGCACGGCGCGGTCATCGACGAGCTGCACGTGCACAAGACCCGCGACGTCGTCGACGCGGTGGAGACCGGCACCGGTGCCCGGCGCCAGCCCCTCGTGGTCATCATCACCACGCCGGACGACGGCCGGCCGGGCACGATCTACGCGGAGAAGCGCGAGTACCTGGAGAAGCTGGCCCGCGGCGTCATCACCGACCCGACGTTCTACGGCGTGGTGTTCGGCTTCGATTCGGAGCGCGAGCTCGCCGAGCTGGGGCTCGACCCGTTCAGCGAGGAAGCGCAGCGCCGGGCGAACCCCGGGTACGGGATCAGCCCGACGAAGAGCTTCCTCGAGGCCGAGGCGAGCAAGGCCCGGGAGTCGCCGGCGAACCTGGCCCGGTACCTGCGCCTGCACCTGGGGATCCGGACCAAGCAGGCGACGCGGTTCATCCGGCTGACGGACTGGGACGCCAGCGCCGGCGTCGTCGACGAGGCGGCGCTGGCCGGCCGGGAGTGTCACGGCGGCCTGGACATGGCCTCGGTCAACGACCTGACCGCGCTGTGCTGGCTCTTCCCCGACCGGCCGGCGGACCGGTACGAGGCGCTGTGGCGGTTCTGGCTGCCGGAGGATCGCCTCGACGACCTGGACCGGCGCACGGCCGGGCAGGCGGCGGTGTGGGTGCGCGAGGGCTGGTTGCAGACGACGCCCGGGGCGGTGTTCGACACCTCGGCGGTCAACGCGCAGCTCGACAAGGACGTCCAGACGTTCAAGGTGCTGACCGTCGGCTACGACCGGTGGGGCGCCAACGACGTGACCCGCAAGGCCTCCGACGCCGGGTTGACGCTGGTGCCGGTGGGGCAGTCGTACGGGTCGCTGAGCGCGCCGTTGAAGGAGGCGCTCCGGCTGACGCTCGTCGGCCGGCTCGTGCACGGCGGCAACCCGGTCATGCGGTGGATGATCGACAACCTGGCGGTGGCCATGGATCCGAGCGGCAACGTCAAGCCGGACAAGGCCAAGGGCGCCGACAAGATCGACGGCGTCGCGGCGCTCGTCGACGCGCTCAAGGAGTGCATGGACGCCGAGGCGGCCGAGGTAGTGCCGCCGCCGGCGACAGCCCCGAACCCGCCGCCGGACAGCAGCCAGCTGTTCCGCCCGAACAAGCGACTAGCGATCTAGGAGGACCGGTGGAGATCCGTATCCCGCTGCCCCGCATTCCTGCCGGCCTCGGCGCGAACCTGGTCGGTCTGCTCGGCCTGGCCGCCATCGTCGTGGCGATCGGCATGCTCGCCGGCGTCGCGTGGGCAGTGCTCGCCGGCGGCGTGATCGCGGTGGGCCTGGCCTACGTCGCGCAAACCCAGGCGGCCATGGTGGCGCAGCGGGTCACCGAGGCGACCGCCGAGCTGCCGCAGGTCCCGCGTAGGGCCGCCTGAGCATGCGCCCCTGGCTGGTGCCGGCCCGCGCCCCGACCCGGGCGACGGAGGCGACGCCTGAGCAGCTGGTCGCCACCGGCGCGCTGGTCGGCGGCTACGGCCGAGACCCGGTCGACGGCGACACCGGGTACAAGCCGGCCGGGCAGGCCGGGCGCACGGTGCCGTACTGGACGGCGGAGAAAGCCCGCACGTACAGCGTCGCGGCGTACCGGTCCAACCCGATGGCCCGGGCCATCGTCGACACCTACACCAGCTTCTGCACGGGCGACAAAGGCCTGAAGCTGGAGTCGACAAACCCGCAGGTCAACGTCATCGCCGAGGAGTGGTGGACGGACTCGCGCAACGCGTTGGGTCAGAGGCAGGACCTGATGCTGCGTACCCAGCTGCTCTTCGGGGAGCTGGCTCTCGAGCTGATGGTCGGGCAGTACGGCGGGGCGGTGCGGTACTCCCCCATCGACCCGCAGGCGATCTCGCACGTGAGCCTCGTCGGGGGCAACCCGCTGTGGCCTGACCAGCTGTGGATCCGGTCGAACATCGACGGGCTCGGCGGTCACGGCCTGCCGGTCGCGCAGATGAACGACTTGACCGGCCTGCGCGAGGGCCGCGCGATCTTCTGGGCGCCGTGGCGGGCGCTGCTGACCGACGTGCGCGGCGAGCCGTTCCTGATGCCGATCCTCGACTGGCTCGACAACTACGACACGGTGTTGAGCAACCTGATCGACCGCACCTCGCTGGCCCGGTACATGGCGTTCGACGTGACGGTCAAGGGCGGGCAGCCCGACGTCGACGCGTTCGTGCAGGCGCGCGGCGGCACCCATGTACCCCCGTCGGGGTCGATCGAGGTCCACAACGACAGCGTCGAGTGGAAGGCGATGCAGGTGTCCACGGGCGCGTTCGAGGATGCCCAGACCGCCGGGCAGGCGCTGACGAACATCTCGGCCGGCGTCGGCCTGGCCAAGCACTGGCTGGCCGAGCCGGAGCAGACCAACCGGGCCACCTCGATGACGATGGCCGAGCCGGTGCGCCGCCGTGTCGCCGGGGTGCAGAAGACCTGGCTGGACCAGATGACGGAGTTCGCGCGCTTCGCCGTCGACCAGGCGGTGCGGGCCCGGCGGCTGCCGCGCACGGTACCGGCTGTCGACCCGCAGACCGGCGACCAGTACGAGGTGCCCGCGTCGCAGGCGGTGCGGGTGACCGGCCCGGAGATCGCGGCGGCCGACGCCCAGGTCAACGCCGAGGTGCTGCTGAACCTGTCCACCGGCCTGACGCAGCTGGTCGAGGTCGGCGCGCTGTCGCCGGCCGCGGCAAAGGTCGCGGCGACGAAAGCGTGGGAGGACTACGTCGGCGTGCCGTACGTGGCCTCGCTCGACGCCCCGGTCGCCGGCGACCGCACGCAGGCCCGGGATGACCTGGCCACCCACATCGACGAACAGGGCGGCACGGTGCGCCGGCTGAAGCCACGCCTCCAGCCGCCGGTCTCCGTGACGACCCGGGCGCAGTGAGGAGTACCGCGATGTCACTCAACACGGACGAGGCGGCCCGGATTCTCGGCGTGGCGGCCTATGAGGTCACCGCGGTGGAGCGCCGCCGCGATGGCTGGTGGGCGCTGCAGCACGACATGGCCAGCCACGTTGACCTCTGGCGGCACGTGCCCGGCTGGCTCGTCGTCGACGCGGACCTGGCCGAACCTGACGACGCGGCCCCGGTGGGCGACGTCGACGGCGACGGCGTGCCGGACGGCCCGGCGCACGAGGTCCTCTCCTGGGTCCACGCGGGCACGGATGAGGCCGAGGTGCAGCGGCGCGCGGTAGAGGCCTTCAACGCCGAGGGCGACAAGGGCAAGAAGGCGCGCAAGACGCTGCTGGCCGACCTGGAAAAGCTGGCCGGCTGATGGCCGCCGACTCGGCGAAGAAGCCGTACGGAGACGTGCCGTACGCGGACCCCGGGTACCAGAAGGACAAGAAGAAGAGATACCCGGTTGATACCAAGGCGCACGCCAAAAGCGCGTGGAGCTACATCTCCAAGCCTGCCAACGCCGACCTCTACAGCGCTTCGCAGCTCAAGACCGTCAAGGCCCGCATCGTTGCGGCGTTGAAGAAGTTCGGGGTGACCGTGTCCACGTCCGCCAGCGAGTCGTTCGTCGACGGCAAGCGCTCGTTCAGCGAAATCCAGGACCTGGTGCGCGATGCGCTGACCGCCCGGGTCAAGCAGTCCAGCGGCGCCTTCTACGTGTACGTCTACATCGCCGACATGACCGACACTCTCGTCATCTACACGTGCGCCGATGAGGACGACCTCATGCAGTGCACGTACGAGATCGGCGACGACGAGTCGGTGACCCTCGGCGACCCGATCGAGGTGGTACGCACCTACGCCCCGGCGAGCACGGTCCGCAACCCGCCGCCGGAGGCCGAAGGCGCCGACGAGGCGGTCCACGACCGGGTGGCTGGCCGGGTGCTGGAGGCCAAGGGCACCGACGAGCTCGGCGGCCGGGTGTACCGGGTACGGATCATCGCGTACGGCAACTCGCGCAACAAGCGGCGCTACACCGAGTCGGTGCTGACCGCGGCCGTGCCGCTGTACGAGGGCGCGAAGGCCTACGACCACCACCGGACCCTGGAGGAGCTCCAGTCTTCCACGATCGCCGGGCTGGTCGGCTACTACCGCGACGTGCAGGCCGAGACCGATGGCCTGTACGGCGACCTGCACCTTCTGCCGTCCGCCACGCACGCCGCCGAGTCCCTGGATGCGGCGATCGAAGCGCAGGCGGCCGGCCTCGATCCCGTCGTGGGCATCTCCCATGACGTCCAATGCCACTTCCAGCCGGTCATCGAGGGCGGCGAACGGCTCCAGGAAGCGGTACAGATCGTGTCCGTCGACTCGGCGGACATCGTTGCGAAACCATCCGCCGGCGGGAAGGCCATCCGGGCCGTCGCCGGCGGTGACACCGAAGAGGAGTCAGACGTGCCACCTACCAAGGCCGACGTGCTGGCCGCGTTCAAGGAAGCCACGGATGCGGACCTCGCCGCCGTTGGCCTTGCGCGGGCGGTCAAGACCACCGAGAGCACCACCCCGCCGGGCAAGGTCCAGCGGGCCACCGAGGGCGAGCCGGAGACCGGCCGCGAGGCCGAGCTGCCGAAGGACTCCTTCTTGGCGAAGCTGATGGTCGAGCGGAAGGTCGAGGCCGCGGGCCTGCCGACCGCGGTGGCCGAGTCGATGCTCGCCGAGCTGCCCGACCGGGTCCTGGAGTCCGAGGTGGACGCCCGGGTCGCGTCGCTGAAGACCGCGCTGGGCATGCTGGAGAAGCACGAGATGCGCCCGACCGCGACCGCGGAGGTCGCCAAGGAGTCGCAGGAGAAGAAGGTCGCGGCGCTCGACGCGTTCTTCGCGGGCAACTTCCGCGAGGGGTACCGGTCGTTCCGGCAGGCGTTCGTCGACTTCACCGGCCACGGCCCGCGCACCTGGGACGAGGACTTCAACAAGACGATCATGCGCGAGTCGGTGACCGCGTACGACTCCGACGGCCGTCTGCGGCGCACCACCGAGGGCGTCGAGCGGACCACCGAGTCGATGACCGCGTCGTCGTGGTCGCTGGTGCTCGGCGACTCGATCACCCGGCGCCTCGTCGCCGAGTACAACCAGCCGAGCCTGCAGACGTACCGGCAGATCGTCAGCTCGGTCGTACCGGTCAACGACTTCCGCACCCAGCGCATCGACCGGATCGGTGGCTACGGCACGCTGCCCGTGGTCAACCAGGGCGCCCCGTACCAGCCGCTGACGTCGCCGGCCAACGAGGAGGTCACCTACGCGATCACCAAGAAGGGTGGCACGGAAGACCTCACCCTGGAGATGATCGCGAACGACGACGTGCGGGCGATCGCGAAGATCCCGGTGAAGCTCGGCCTGGCCGCCGCGCAGACCCTGTTCCGCTTCGTGTGGGACTTCGTCAACACCGGCGGCTCCGGCACGATCTACGACGCGCACGCGCTGTTCGACAACACGAACCACAAGAACGACAAGGGCTCCGGTGCGCCGCTGACCCAGTCGAACCTGTCCGCCGCCCGGGCCGCGATGCGCAAGCAGGCCGCCTACGGTGACACCACGGACATCCTGTCCATCGTGCCCCGGTTCCTGGTCGTGCCGACCACGCTGGAGGAGATCGCCTTCCAGCTGTGCACCTCGGCGGTGGCGATCCCGGGCACGGCCAACACCAGCAACGCGATGGCCGCGGCGTCGAACACGCCGAACATCCACCAGGGCCTCACCCCGATCGTCGTGGACTACTTCGACGCGACCTCGGCCGCGGCCTGGTACACGGTGGCGGACCCGAGCATGTGCCCGACGT